ATCCGGGGGCAGGGAGAGTGGCTGATGCAGGCGAAGACCGTGGGTGACATCTCCGCGCAGTACATGATCCCCGACCGGATCAACCAGCACCCGTATCTCGGGCTGCTGACGAAAACCCGCTACGGCTGCCAGTACCTCGAACTGATGTTACCCAAGATGGTGGGGAACATCATCACCTGCTTCGGCCCAACCAAGCCCTGAAAAATGCCCGCCCGCTCCATAGTTGTCGCCAATTTCGCCCCACTCGAAGCCCTAAATTCAGACTTGGAGAAGAACCGCAACGCGCACGTGCGGGTCGGCATCCTCGCTGCGGGCGGCCACATCGGGCGCGAGGATGAGGACTGGAACAAAGAGGGGATCAACAACCCGACATTGGGCCTCGTCCACGAGTACGGCTCAGCGTCGAACAACATCCCGCCCCGGTCGTTCCTGCGCGTGCCGCTGATGACTGAGCTGCCCAAGCGGATGCAGCAGATCGGGCGCAAGGTCTGGGAGTCGATCATCAACAGCAAGGGGATGTTCGTCGCGCTGAAGGAACTGGGGGTGACGGGCGAAAACGTCGTGCAAGGAGCATTCAATTCCGCCGGCTACGGCCGCTGGCAGGCGTGGAGCGAGAGCTACGCGCACTGGCGCGCGGCGTACATGCGCAAGCGGTCGAAGATCATCGGCCCGGTCGGGCCCGGCTCGATCCTGATCCTCTCCGGCCAGCTCGCGAAATCCATCTCGTCCGAGGTGAAGGAGGCACAGAAGCGATGAACGCCCCGGTGATGAGCGCCAAGGACTACACGCCCGACGTCGGCGCGGTCTCGACCGTGCCCGAGGTGGGTGACGCGCTGCTCGGGTTCTTGGAGCCTGTGACGTTCTCCATCATTACCAAGCGGCAGGATCCAAAGACATTCGAGGTCACGGAGGTCGCGCGCTCGGTCGCCACCCTTGCCTCGATCCAACCGCTCAAGGTCCGCGAACTCGCGATCAAGCCCGAGGGAGAGCGGCGCTGGAAGTGGCTCAAAATCTACGCCCTGCCTGACCTCATACTCCAGCCCAAGGACGTGGTGGCGGTCAACGGCGAGAAGTTCCGGGTGATGGGCGTCAAGGACTGGGCGGCCAAGGGCTACATGTACTACGAAATCGTCTCCGACTTTCAGGTGCCAACCGGCTATGCAGACTGAACCACAGACCGTGCCCGACACGATTGCGCTGTTGGCCACGCTGCTCCGGCGCGAACTCCGGTTGCCCGAGCTGCCGCCGCGCGTGCTGGTGTACAACACGAACTGGGACATCCCGCAGACGAACGACCTGTTCCTTGTGATCGGCATTCTGGCGGATGACAACTACGGCGAGGGACAGGGCTACTCCTATGATCCAGTCGCACAGGTGCTGGTTGAGAATCAGATCGCCGCGCGCTCCACCACCTACACGGTCGACGCCTTCTCGGTCACGACTGAGGCGCGACGACGGCGGCACGAAATCCTCTTCGCCCTGCAGGGGGACGCCGCGCAGCGCCTGAGCGAGCGCCACAGCCTGCGCATCTTCCGCCCCACGCCTTTCGTCGACCTCAGTCATCTCGAGGCCAGCCGGCGCCTCAACCGCTACCAGACGCAATTCGCGGTCTTCGAAGGCTTCGGCCAGACCAAGCCCGTGCCGATCCTCACGCCTCCCTTCAAGCCGGAACTTCTAATCAACGCCTAATCCTATGAGCACAGCCACCCTCCCCGTCTCCACCATCGTCCAGGTTTCCATCGCTGCGCCGCAGCCCGGCCTGCTCGTTCCGAACGTCAACAACATCTGCATCCTCGATACCGAGACGCCGGCCCACCCGGAGAACCTGACGGCCCTGATCGGCGTCTACTCGAACTCCGCCGAGGTCGGGGTCGACTGGGGCACGTCATCCGAGGCTTACAAGCAGGCGGTGGCGATCTTCAGCCAGCGCCCGAACATCCTGGCGGGCGGCGGCCAACTCGTGATCTACTACATGACGGGCTCGATTGTCACCCTCTTGGAGGCGATTACCGCGGTCGAGGCGCTGATCTACGTCGGCGCCTACCTCTGGGCCGGCTACAATCCGGTCAATGCCGAGATCGAGGCGGCCGTCGCGACAGTCAACGGGCTCGGCAAGCTGATCGGCGTCTCGACCTACCTCACGAGCGACCTGACGGCCGGCAACCTGCTCTACGTCGTGTCGGCTGCCAACGAGCCGTCCGGCGTGCTCTTCCTCTACACGCAAGGCGGGACGTACCTCGCGGCCCGGCTGGCAATGGCCGCGGTCTTCTCGGCGCAGATGAGCACGAACTTCGCAGGTCAGAACACGACGCTGAACCTGAACGTGAAGACGCTGCAGGGCGTGACGGCCGACACCGGGATCACCCCGGCGGTGCTCACCACCTGCCAGACCTTGGGCGTCAACGTCTACGCCTCGATCCAGGGCGTGGCCAAGTTCATCGCCAACGGCGGCCCTAATTTCATCTTCATGGACAACGTGTACAACCTGCTGTGGTTCGCGAACGCCCTCCAGATCGGGATCTTCAACGCGCTGGCCATGACCTCGACGAAGATTCCGCAGACGGAGGCCGGGATGACCGTGCTCAAGAACGCGGTGATCGCCGTCTGTCAGCAGGCGGTGTTGAACGGCTACATCGCGCCCGGCACGTGGCAATCGACCGACACGTTTGGCGACCTGAAGAGCTTCCTGCGGAACATCGTGCAGCTCGGCTACTACATCTACTCGCAGCCGATCGGTGACCAATCCGAGGCCGTGCGCGAGACCCGGGCCGCGCCGCTCATGCAGCTCGCGGTCAAGCTCGCGGGTGCGATCAACACCGCCAGCCTGCTCGTGTTCTTCAATCCGTGATCCTCTCGTAACGACAACCAACCATAGGAGCTTTTATGAACCAGCCCACCATCGTCCTGACCGGCAAGGACACCATCGCCATCGACGGAATCCCGATGGTCAACTTTGGCCCCGGCGACATCTTTACCGGGGAGTTTCCGAATGACGTGGCCGCGGTCGAGATCGGCAAGAACGGCAACATCGTCGCGGCACTGAACGCGCAGGGGCAGAAGTTCGAGGTCGTGGTGAAGCCCCTGCGGGGCAGCCCCGAGGACATCTACCTGACCCAGCGCGAGGCCGAATGGCTGCACGACCCCGCGGCGTTCGTCACCTACACCGGGAACTTCGTCAAGCGCATCGGCGACGGGCAGGGCGGGATCGCCAGCGACAACTACATCGCGGCCTTCGGCGTGCCGAAGAAGCTGCCGGCGATCAAGGAGAACGTGTCGGGCGACGTCAGCCAGGCGATCGCCGAGCACTTCATCACCTTTGGGCAGGCCATCCGCGCCATCTTCTGACCTCCTCCTCCCATGAAAAAGCTCCTTCTGTCTCTTCTCTTGGCGCTCCCGCTGGTCGCGTGGGCGACGGCCCCGACACCACAGGGCTCCGTGGCCGTGGCACTCGATCAAAGCAACGCCTACACGTTCCTCAAGGTCAGCAATGATGGCTATCTGCTGACCGAAAGCGCGCCGGCCGGAACCGCCGGGGGCGTGCTCTCCGGCACCTATCCGAATCCAGTCTTTGCCGTCTCCGGTTCCGTGGCGAACGACTTCTCGGGCTCGAGCGGGACATTTCTGACCTCAACCGGCGCCGTGACGATCGGCCCCGGGGCGGTCAGCGTGACCGGCATCCCGGCGCTTACCTCGACCGCGCGTACCTCGGGCACCGCGGCATATTTCACGGTCACACCTCCGGCGGACACGGGGTTGACCGCCAGCACGGCCTCCATCGGTTTCAATCTTGCCACGGCTACCCGCACTTGGGCGGACGGCACGGTTGCCGCGCAGTATGAGCGGTTCTTTGCCGGGCCGACGTACAACAAGACCACCAGCGCGGCAACCTTCACCGACGTCTTCAACCTTGGCCTGACCCCACCCATCGCGGGGACCGGCGTAACTTTCACGCGGAAGCACACGCTGGGCATCGTCGATTCAACGAGCGCCGCCTCGTCCATCACCGGCGGCCTGATAGTTGCAGCTGCGCTCGGCACGACCGGGACCTCGACCGGGATTGGCGGGGGCAACATCAACACGGGCGGCAACATCACGGCGGGCGGCACGCTGTCAGTCACGGGGCACGTCACGGTCGAGGGCGTCACGTCAACAGGCGCGACGGGCACCGGAGGCTTCGTATTTTCCG